AAAGGTCATAAGGTGCTGGTAGTAAGTGATCGAGTGCACTTTTTACAGACATGCGCCGAACTGGCAGGTGAAAAAGCCGTATGTGTTACGGGGGAAGTCCCCCATGAGGACAGAATAAAGCTCATGTCTAAAATATCAGATGGAAAAGCCAATATTTTATGCGGAACACAGGCTATCTTCTCAGAAGGCATCTCATTAGACGACTTGAGCTGCTTAATTTTAGGAACACCAGTAAATAATGAACCTCTACTTACACAGTTGATAGGTAGAGTGATAAGAAAGAAAGAAGGAAAGAAAAACCCAGTAGTAATAGACATACACTTGAAAGGGAATACTGCACGAAGGCAGGCTTCCAACAGGATAGGGTACTATATGAAAGAGGGCTACCAAATACAAGAACTTTAGGAGAACAAAATGACAGACAATATAATTCAGTTTCCTTCAAAGTATGAAGATATGTTTTGGCAAAATGCTTCGTTTGAATGTGTAAATGACTACGATAAGAACAAAAACCAAATTTTTGATAGAATATATGAAGGACTAGGACACAATTTTCCAGACCCCGAAAACATACAACTTTATGAGATAGTGGGAGCTTTCCATGACGAAGTTAGGATCCATCCCAAGTATAATCGCCATAATACAAAAAACATAGTAGAAGCAATAAATGAAGTACACCAAAAATATTTTCCAAAAGAAGCTTCTACAAAATTGTTACTATTTCACAGAACTGGAGCAGATGAATATTTCGATAATGGGTATGAACCCTATAATCTTATATTTACAAATAACTTTACTATAGAGAGTTACTCAAAAAAAGCTCCTATACTATTAAGTATTCTTGCGACATGGCATACTTATCCCAATTCTGCAGATGGAGAGAGTGAGCTGCTTAGTATTCCAAATGTATATAAAAAATATAAAGATAATAAAGTATATTGGTTTATGAGTGTTGTCGAAGACTATGAACACTATTAAAAAAATAATTCTTGACATAACTTACATTTTTTGATATAATATGCTTCTATTTGACTGGAAAAAAATCTACGAGACTTGTGATGGAAATACATCAGAGGTCGTACGAGTTTTAAGGATGTTAGTAGAAAAACAGATACCCAATAATCGCTTTGATAAAATATACAAATATTCAAACTTGGACTTTACGGGTATGTCTTTTCTACTGCATCCTGACGTACTTTTATACAATGCGTATAAGTACAGCAACAAAGATATCTGCATATATGTGTCGATGGCAAGCCTTCGATCATACGCAGAGTATCTTACAAACCAAACAATACATTTAAACATCATGCACTTACCGCTTGATCCATATATGTATTTAGACAACAACAGCCTACTTCTTATAGCAGGTGAGAATATGCACTTTCTATACGAAGAAGCCAACCTTCAGGAGAACCACTAATGGCAATATCATTCAATCAGCAGAAGGGGTCTGCTCAAAAAACCTCTATCAGCACCTTTCAGTACAAAGATGGGGATAACTCTTTCCGTCTTGTAGGCGACATTCTTGCTCGCTATGTGTACTGGGTCAAAGGCGAGAACGATAAGAACATTCCTTTGGAGTGTCTGTCTTTTGATCGCAACGCAGAAGCGTTCAACAACAAAGAGAAGGATTGGGTTCGTGAATACTACCCCGACCTCAAGTGTGGTTGGAGCTATGCAACTCAATGTATTGACAACGGAGAAGTAAAAGTTGTCAACCTAAAGAAAAAACTGTGGGAGCAGATCATAACTGCCGCAGAAGATTTAGGCGATCCTACCAGTGCTGAAACTGGATGGGAAATCAAATTTAAGAGAGTTAAGACTGGACCTCTGCCTTACAATGTAGAGTATCAGTTACAGCCTCTCAAGTGCAAGCCTAGTGCACTTTCGGACTCTGACGCGGCTCTTGCTGCTGAAGTGAAGTCCATGGACGACGTTATGCCTCGTCCAACACCAGACGCTCAGAAAGAGCTTCTTGATCGTATACGACAAGAATCAGTATCTGAGATTGACGAGACCCTTGAAGACGAGTTTAATGTAGCATGAATAAAGCCTTGAAATTAGAAACTAAGGGGGATAATAAATCCTATAAAGTTGTTTCCGCAGATCAATATAGTAAAATGGTAATCGAGGATTATAATCCTCGATTTATCCAACTCTATGATGAGAACAATATTTTGATTGAACTCCAGAAGTGGGATAATGGAAGAGTAATTACCATCGAAGAAATTGAGAATAATCAATGGACTATTAATCCTTGTGGATGGCGGAACGCAAAACAATACGTAAGGAAGGAGAAGACTGTAGACTGTTGTGCTTATTTTACATCTGGACGTGCCGAGGGTACTGGTAGTATTAAAAAATTGCTACAGGGAAGACTGCCTGACTCAATACAAAAAGATGTAAAGAACCTCTTTCTTTTAGCTGAAACAGGTATGGATCTTTCTGCTGCTTCAGATGCTTTGGTGGGAGGTATTGATGCTTTGATAGGGTTAACTGAAGATTTATACTATCAGTTAATACCAACGATTATCGATTATTGGAAAACCTGCAAAGGAGGAAACGCTAATCTTAGTCATGACGAAGAGCAAAACTTATTAGAAATTCTTAGTCAAAACGTACTACAATATACGCAAATTGACCGAAGTTTAGCTTAATGATACTGTTTACAGCAGACTGGCACATAAAGCTGGGGCAAAAGAATGTCCCAGCTGCATGGGCTAAAAAGAGGTATGAATCTTTCTTTAATCAAGTACACGATCTAGAGAAAGAATGTTCAATGCACGTAATCGGAGGCGATCTTTTTGATCGTCTTCCAACAATGGAAGAGTTAGAGCTTTACTTCTCCTTTATACGAAAAGTAAATATACCTACTCTTATCTACGATGGCAATCATGAAGCAACAAAAAAGAATAAAACATTCTTCAGCCAGTTAAAACAAGTAAGTAGAGATATAAACCCTTTAGTTCATGTAGTGGACTTTTCTTATGTGGATAATGATAAAGGGTTCAATGTATTACCATATGCCGATTTACACCGAGAGAACAGCATAGAATCTTTCAATGCTTCTATGCCTCTGTTTACCCATGTGAGAGGGGAAATACCTCCTCATGTAAAGCCAGAAGTAGATTTGGGTAGGTTTGAGAGTTTTCCTGTGATTTTTGCAGGAGACCTTCATGCCCACAGTAACACCCAGAGAAATATTGTTTACCCAGGCAGTCCAATGACTACATCGTTTCATAGGAATGAAGTAGAGACAGGGTATCTGCTGATAAATGATAAAGACTGGTCGTGGATGTGGGACAGATTTAATCTACCCCAGCTTTTGAGAAAGACAGTAACTAGCCCAGATGAGATGATTCCAAGCGAGTTTCATCATACGATCTACGAGTTAGAAGGTGATATACAAGACCTCTCAAAAGTAAAGAACTCAGACTTGTTAGACAAGAAAGTTGTAAAACGAAGTACGGAAGCAACCCTTGTTCTGGACAAAGAAATGAGTGTAGGAGAAGAACTAGCAGAGTATCTGGAATACATACTAGAGCTTCCTAAAGACAAAATATCTAGTATAATAGGAACGTTTAATGATTACTCTAAAACAGCTACAGTGGAATAACTGCTTTAGCTATGGTTCTGACAATGAGTTACTTCTTGATGATAATACTGTAACTCAAATCATTGGAACAAATGGTACTGGCAAATCCTCTATACCTTTAATTATAGAGGAGGCGCTGTACAATAAAAACTCCAAGGGAATCAAAAAAGCAGACATACCAAATAGATATATAGGTAAAGGTTACAACATAGCATTGGCTTTTACAAAAGACGAAGACACGTATGTAGTAAGTATTGACAGAAAAACCAGTATAAAAGTAAAGCTGGAAAAAAATGGAGAGGATATCTCAAGTCATACTGCTACAAACACATACAAAACAATACAAAGCATAATTGGTGTAGATTTTAAAACTTTCTCTCAGTTAGTATATCAGAATACAAATGCGAGTTTGCAGTTTCTTACCGCAACAGATACAAACAGAAAAAAGTTTCTAATCGACTTATTGCACCTAGAAAACTATGTAGAATTATTTGATACTTTTAAAGAGGCGTCAAGAGTTCTTACATTAGAAATTACAGGAATAACTGCAAAGCTTAGTACCATAGAAAAATGGTTGGCAGATAACAAATTGACCGATACAAACATACTGCCAATGTTAGATTTACCAATTTCTTCGGATGAAGATGAAAAGCAATTCCGTCATCTTACGAAAGAAATTGAAAATGTCTCAGAGAAGAATAAAAAAATCTCAAAAAATAATCAGTTAAAAAGCTTACTTGGTCAGATTGATTTACAAGAAGCACAAAACTGTTTGATAACGGAAAAGAAGTCATACGACTCTTTGCAGGCACAAATGGGTACACATACTCAAGTCGCAGCGGGGTCTCAACGCCTTATAGAAAAGTTGAATAAATTGGGGGATGTTTGTCCCACCTGCGAACAGGAGGTAGATCCGACCTTCAAGCAGTCGCTGGTGCAAACAGAAGCCGGAAAGGTTACGAAAGCGGAGAAAGAAATTGAACGGATTACAGAAGAAATTAGACAAATTAAGAATGAGAATTCTGAGTTTGAAAAAGCCCAGAAGCTTGAAGCAGATTGGAAAGATTTGTATCGAAGCATTGACAAGTCTCTTCC